GATTAAAAAAAAANAANAAAANNAAAAAAAAAAAAAAGGGTAGAATGGGTAAAAAAACTAAAAAATAAAGTTTTACATAAATAATATTTAAGATTTATTTATAAATAATATTTAAGGTTTATTTATAAAAGATTTACAATCTAAATATAAAACTTTAATTAAAATGGTAATTATAGATGACTATATTAAAAATTTATATACCATAACTTCGAATAAATATATTGGAACTTATGATATTTCTCTTATATATAAATTGGAATTACATATTCCTTCCGTTCAAAGACTGGAATATAAAGATAAAATCAAAGATATCGTATCATATCAAGAAGAATATTTTAAGAAAAATAAAAAATTTAATTTTTTAGGAGTAATTAATATTCATTATTGTTCCTTTGATAAAAAATTATATATTTTAGACGGACAACACAGATATAAAGCAATCCTTGAATTATACCACAAAAAATATGAAAATGAACCTATTCATATAGAAATGATTATAGTAAATAACTTAGAAGAATTAAAAGAGAATTATGAACTCCTCAATAAAAATACACCATTGCCGGAATTTGAGTTTGGTATTCCAGAACAAAATACTATACATAATGAAGTATTGAAATATTTTATAGATAAATATGGAGAATTATTTTCCACTAAAACGAAAGTAAGGAGACCTAATATTTCCAGAATTAGATTTGAAGAAGCACTAGAATTTTTACAAAATAAATTAAAAACAATTCACGCACAAACTTTAATAAATCAAATTGAAAATGTTAATGAGAAAATGTTAAATTGGAATGAAACGAATTTCCCTAATATTACAAATTTAAGTAATCCGCAAAAAACTATAGAAGAATGTAAAACTTGGAAATTCTTTCTGGGTATGTTCCTTTTCAATAATCAGGTATATTGTTACGATTGGGTTAAAACTATTATTAAAAATGAAACAGGTGAAGATATTATAAAAAAAATAATCAAACAAAATAGGAGAAGAACAATACCCAAAAAATTAAAAACTCAAGTATGGGATGAATATATTGGAAAAGAATTAGGTATCTTTAATTGTTTATGTTGTAATGAAAGTGAAATAAGTAAGAGTGAATTTCACGCAGGACATTATATTTCAGAAGTAAATGGAGGTAAAAATAATAAGGAAAATTTAAGACCAATATGCGCGGGATGTAATTTATCAATGGGGAAAAAGAATATGGATGAATATATGAATCAATATTATAAAATTGAAATTTAATAATTTAAGAGAAAATTATTTAATCATTGATAATGTTAACAGTATTTTTCTGGGAAAGACCTAAAATTAGATATCCCATATTTGAAGAATTTATAAAACTTAAACCCAACCCCCCTACAATTAAAAAAGATTTTTAAAAAATATTAATGTTTATGGTTTTTATCAAATAATAAGTATAAATGAATACTAATCTGTGATATACCAATTGCGACAGCAATGTATTGGAAGAATTTACTAATATTTCTACCTACTAAACCTATATATAAGAAAATGAAGAAAAAAACTACATAATGAAAAAAGTTAATCCAATTTCTTCTAGACCAATCTTTTATTTTTTCTTTAATAAATTTATGTCTAACAATAAATGGTATAAATAACGCATAAACCGTTATTGCTCCAAATAATAAATCTATAGAAATATTTTTTTTATTGCTAAGTTGTGATTTACTTAATGCACCAGCATAAATCATAGTGGGACCTAAAAGTAATATATGAATGAAATTTACTTGGTTCATAGACATTTTTATAATATTTATTTATAAAATAAAAAAATATTATTTTCACTTTTCTGTTTTAGTAAGGTTTTTACTTTTCTGTTTTAGTAAGGTTTTTACTTTTCTGTTTTAGTAAGGTTTTTACTTTTCTGTTTTAGTAAGGTTTTACTTTTCTGTTTTAGTAAGGTTATTCACCTTAGTCCTTACATATTTAGAATTGTATATAGGTTTGTCTTTTTTATTTCCTCCTTTTTTCCTTTTTTCTATACCCTTACCTTTACCATTTGGTTTTTGTTTTGTAACAACTATATCATAGTCAACTTCAAAATATTGTTTTGGCATTTTATTAATTATTAATTATATTATTTTAAATATCAATTTTTATTATTTTAATAAAAATAATAAAAATAAAACTATTATATTATGAATATACCAAGAATAATTTATTACTATCAAACTTTTAATGGATTAAAAAATATTTTATATCAAGATACACCTGTAACACATATTCATTTATCTTCTATACATTTTGGAACAACTGATACTTCGCATTATATTCACCTTAATGATTATTCGCCATATGATAAAAGATTTGATCAAGTATGGAAGGATTTATTAAACGCAAAAAAATATAATATTAAAACTATTTTAATGGTTGGGGGAGCAGGTGGTGCGTTTGGAACATTATTTAGTAATTTTAATACTTATTATCCACTTTTGAGAGATTTTATAATAAATAAAAATAAAAATGAAAATATAATTCAGGGTGTGGATTTGGATGTAGAAGAATACACTAACATAGAAGATATTAAAATGTTAATTAGAAAATTAAAAGAGGATTTCGGCAAAGAGTTTATTATTACTATGGCTCCTATTCAAATGTCACTTCAAGAAGACACTACTGGAATGGGGGGTTTTATATATAAAGATTTATATAAATCACCAGAAGGAGAAATGATAGATTATTTTAATGGACAATTTTATATGGATTATTCGGAAAATGCTTATACACAAGTTATAGAAAATGGTTATACTTGTGAAAAAATAGTTATGGGTATGATCTCGGGGGAAAATTATGAAGAAGAATTAAAAAAGATTTATCAAAAATATGATACACGATTCGGTGGAGTATTTATATGGGAATATTATAATTCCCCTGTAAATTGGGAAAAAAATATAAAAAGTATTATGAAACCTAATTCTTTTTAACTAATTGTTTAATTTATAAAATTGAAATATTTAAACATTTCAAAATAAAATTATCCAAATGGAAAAATCATATTCTAAACATATTCCAATATTATACGATAAAGATATAAAATGTCTATATCCTATAATTAATGGCGAATGTTCTTTTATTTGCCATTATCCTAACTTTTTAGAAGAACAAGAAAAACAGGTTTTACAAAAATGGTTAAAAAATAAAGAATATAAAGAAGGTAAAAGTATAACTGGTAAAGAAATACCTCTTCTTCAATTATGGTATCAAATAGAAAATAAATATTTAAAATATAGGTATGATAGGTGGAGTTCTCTGGAATATGACGATATTAGAGAATATTCAATTTAAAGTTAATAATAGAACTAATAAATTGATAGATGAGTATTGTCCTTTTATTATAAAACCTAAAATAAATAGTTGTTTAGTAAATAAATATCGTAATGGGAATGATTCTATTAAAACACATAGAGATACTCCAGATAGTTTTGGGGAATATCCAACTATTACAGGGTTATCTATAGGTGGAAAGAGAAATATTGTTCTTAGGAAAATTAATTTAGATTTACGGAATTATAATTCTATGAAAAATGATAATAATTCAGTAATGAATTTTGAAATGGAATTAGAAGATAATTAACTCTTTATTATGGCAGGAGCAAGTCAAAATACTATTCTCTTTTAAACAAAGATTTTTCCAAAGATATTAGATATTCACTAACTTTTAGAGAATTTATACAATAATTATTTATTTACTCTACCCTAAAAAATTATTTAAAATAATTTTTACTAACCTTTATAAATGAGAAAGGAAACGAAGAGAAAAATAATATCTAAAATACATCAAGTTATTACCATATATTTTTCAACTTTTCCATATATAACACCTAAATTCATTTTACCATATTCATTATATTTTAGTTATACTATTATTTTACATTGGTATTATTTTAATGGTAGGTGTTGGTTATCTATTTTAGAAGACAAATATAAACCTAAAGACGAATCACAAACTAATATGTTTCATTTTTTAAAAACTTACAAAATACCTTTATTTATTTTTGATTTCTTTATATACCTTAATATAGTTTATAGTTGTTATATTTTGGATATGTTATGGAAGTCTTTATATTTAATAGGAATGTTATTATATTTTAATAAGATAATTTATGGTAGTATAAAATTTAAATAAAATATAATAAAAAGAGTTTAAGTAGCTATAATTATTTATGATTATGGTTTCTTATTCAACTAATTTAGCAATACATTTTGTATTATTATTTATATATATAGTCCAATTTATAACGGATTCAATTTTTCTTATAGACAATAATATAATAAATAAGTTTTATAATATAAAATATTTTGTGATTATAAATCTTGTTTTTGATATATTGGTTTTTTTATATTTGATTTACAGAATTATGGATTATACTAAAATTAAAAAATATAAATATAGAGAAGATAGTATTACCGAAACAGATTATTGGTTTTTTGTAATGGGTACTTTAATGTATTTTTTAGGTATAGGATTTTTCTATTCTACTAATTATAATACTAGAGGAAATAGAAGTATATGTATGAATGACCAAATATTTAGGATTTATTTATTTTCACATTTACCAATTGCGATAATATGTTTTACAATAACAGTATTATTTTTTACTTTTACGGGTCTATTCTGTGTGGGTGTGTGTATAAAATGTTGGTGTGTTGATCCATGTAATACTAATAAAATTACGCCATATTAATTACAAAAATAGGTATTTAATTTAATTAATTTTCTTGATAAAAATAAATATTGTTATATATTATAATTTAATAAATGAATTGTTATGCTTGTGGATGTGTAAAACAACAACAAAATAATACTGAATTTTGCGGAAGAGTAGTTAGAAGAGGGAAAACTCTAACAACTATGGGTTGTGATAAAGAATGTCCCCAATGTGAAAGTTGTGATTATGACGGAAGATTTATGACAAATAACAATAATAATAACAATAATAACAATAATAATAACAATAATAACAATAATAATAATAATAATAACAATAATAATAAACCTTTTTCATATACTAATCAAAATAAAAACAGAAAAGAATTAGATGCAAAATCATTATTAGAAATGGTTAAAAGACAAAAACAGATGAATATCGAACAAGGTATTTATGAAGGAACAGTGAATAATACTAAAATTGTAAATAAAAATAATACACCTTATGATTTGGTAAATGTCAAAAGAAATATTCATAATTCTAATAATGAGGGTATAACGAAAGAGATGGATATGGAAATGGAAATGAGTTGTTCTGGTAAAATAGAGAAAAATTGTTCAAATGACAGAGGTTGTTATTGGTATAATAAAGGAGTAGAATGTAGGGAATTAGAAGTATCATTTTATACTATAGAAGGTTTGGGTAATACTACTTTTAAATTACCCATAGGAAATTATGATAGAAGGGAAATAGATAATTTTGATTTTATGCCTAGTTATATTTTAGTTCCAATTGGTTTAAGAGTTAAAGTATGGAAGGATAGTGGATTTGTTGGAAATGAAAAAGGATATTTAGGAAATATTACTCCAGGTTCATTAGACCAAGAAATGAAGAAAAAATTAATGTATAAAATAGAATCGCCAATAGGTAGTATTCAAATTTGTAATATGAAAGAGTGTGTTAAACCTTCCGAATATGACAGAATGAAATTAATTAGTATTATAGACGGGAATAATATTGATCATATTGATAATTTAGGTGTTTCGGGAATTGAAGGATATAAAAATAGATTAAGACAAAATATAAAAAATAGATTGAAATTTGTAAATTTACAATATGCGGAATGTTTAGAAAATGTAGGTAAATATTTTGAAGAAAACAACATTAATGTTAATAGAGACTTAGACGAAATAGAAGATATTTTTACACTTCAAAAAATTAAATATATTATTAATGATTTACCTTCCTGTCACGATTTATCTGTTTTTAAAAATAATGTAAATAACAATAACGTAAATAACAATAATTCACATAGTATTTCTGTCAATGATAAAAATATAAATGTAAATAATACATTATTATTTCACAATGAAAATATAAAAAATAAAAAAGTAGATAGAACATTTATTATAATTTTAATTATTGCTATTATTGTATTTTTAATTATTGCTTTAGGATTTATATATTATAAAAATAAAATTCAGGTATAAGTTAAAATACATATTATATTAAAAACTCATAATATTAAAAAACTCATAATATTAAAAAACTCATAATATTAAAAAACTCATTATATATTAAAATGATTAAGTTAATTATTCTAATATTAGTTATATGTTTAATAGTATCAATTTCGTACAAAGAAAATTTTATAGTAAATCCAGATTTACATATACATATAAAGAAATTTAGAGACATACATAGTCATTTTAGAAGGTGTACACAAAATAATGGTATATATAGTTGTATTGCGTCAAATCCACATAAATCTGTAATTCCGTATAAGAGATTTGTTCCAAGAAATAAAAAAATAGATTATACCAAGTATAAAAAGAGTAGTCATTTATTGCCCGTTACTTTTGATAAAAATTGATTATATTTAAGCTTTGTTAGTAATAAAATAAATAATGACAGAAAATATATTTTTAGAAGAAATATTTAAAAAATATGAAAATGAATATTATAAAACGAAATTACTTAAACCTATCGCAATTTTTATGATTGGAATACCGGGTGCTGGCAAATCAACAATTATAAAACCATTCATTAAAAATATTTTATCATTATTGTTATATGATTTAGATATACTTAATTCACAGGAATATTTAATAAAGAATAATTTTATTATCTGTAATCCGGATATTCTTATGACATATATAGATGAATATGAAAAAAATAAGGAAAATGAATATTTAACAAAAGCAACAATTCAAAATAATAAGTTAGTCAAAATGCTTTTAGAGAAAGAAGAAAAATATAATTTTATATATATTGCGACTGGATCTCAATACGGTCATTATATAAAACATATAGAAATAGCAAAAAAGAAAGGATACATAACTATTTTGTTAAATGTTTCCATTGAACCTATAAAAGCAATTGATAGGGTTTCATATAGAGAGAGAAAGGTATCTAAAGAATTAATTAATAAATTATATAGGGATATTTATGATAAGAAAAATGATAAATCCAAATATCCAAATAAGAATAATTTAGAGATTTTAAGTGAGAAAGTAGATGTATCTTTAGAGGTAGATAATAATCGCACGGGAGAACATTTTATTAAAGGTATAGAGAATGAAAAATTGAAGGTGGAAGTATATTTAGATATGATATTCTAATAAAATTGAATTTAAAAATATTTTTTACTTTATTTAAAAAATGTGGAGACAACAATTTATTAAAAATCTTATAGAAACAAATAAAGCACTTAATATTATGTACAGAAAGTATAGATATTATCCAGAACTTAAATTACCAGAAAAATTAGAAACTGATGAACAATTACTTGATTTTGCTAAGGAAATACATAAAGCAATAAGACATCCGGAACTTGCTTATTTAAATAATAAAAAAAAGTAATTTACTAATATTTATTTATTTATTTATTTATTTATTTATTTATTTATTTATTTATTTATTTATTTATTTATTTATTTATTTATTTATTTATATTATTATTATATAAAAATGTTAGTTAAACGAAAAAATTTTACTCGTTTGAATTCTAAATTTAATAAAAGATCTAAAAGATCTAAAAGATCTAAACAAAATAAAATTAATAGAAAATCGCGTAAAAATCGTAAATTAAAGGGTGGTAGAAGTAACGGAAAAAAATATAAATTCACTATAAAAAGAGGTGGAGCAGAGGTAATAAAAAGTAGAGAAAAGTCATTATTTGAATTATTATCTAATTCACCTCCGGGATCTTATTTTATTAGAGAATCTTCAGGTTCGCATATAAAGACTTTAGAAGTAAAGTTTCCTTCAGAAGTATGTAAATATAGGATATACAGAAATGAAGGAGGTGACTTAGATAATAATGAAGGAAAATTTTATATAAATAATCATAAAAGATTAGATATTGTATATAAAGACAAGATAGATGGTTTGATTGAGCATTATAAAACAAACAATTTATTTAATACCCCGACAGGTACAATAGAACAAAATTTGACTATAAATATAGAAGAGTTTGAATATTGGAAAAGAGGACATCAATATCAAGATACATATAGTAAATTTATATTATATGATTATAAAGATTTTGCGGACAAGATAAAAGAACCGTGTTCGCTTGGTAGTATTGATGAAAAGGATATAAGACATAGAAAAAAATGGTTACATGTTTTAAATAAGGAATGTTCAAATATGAAAGATGCCGGCACACAAGATAGAAAAAATTTTGTTCATGCATGTATTGAAACTCTTACTCAAGAAAAAAAAGTAGAGTGTTATATTATATTTATTAGAAATCGCGATACTCATAATACTAAAGGTATTCGTGACTTAGATACTCAAGTGATTGAAGGTACCAAATATCGATTATCTGGATCGATAACAATATATCAAAAAACAGGGGGTGAACTAGTTTTCATAAAGGATGTGAAAATAGGAAATACAAAAGATTTTATTCAATCTACAGAACAAGTGGTACCTTGTATATGGAATAATAAAGAACGTCCTTGGGCTATGCATGGAATAACTGAAACAAAACAAAATTTATCTGACCATATTCAACATTTGCTATACACAAAACTAAGAATAAAACCAGAAACCCCCATTGATATAGTCCTAAAGGAATAAATAATTTTATATTTTATTTTGTACCACTAATACATTGTTTATTATGTCCAAACCAAAATATAATCCAAGACCAGTTTTTATGATCTTTATATTGTTTTAAATAATATTTATATGAACCTATAATCAATACTCCAAATATTATCCAGCACTTAAATTACCAGAAAAATTAGAAACTGACGAACAAATACTTAATTTTGCGAAGGAAATACATAAAGCAATAAGACATCCAGAACTTGCTTATTTAAATAATAAAAAATAAGTAATTTAATAAAATATATTAAAATATTCCAATATTTTTAAATTCTTCACTATAATAATTATCAGGAATTACTCTCAAACCATAATTTTTGTTATCAGATTCCCTTTTTATATTTATTATTTTTAAATTATTATCAATATTATCATTACATATTTTTTTTATTCTTTCAATATTTGGAACATAACCAATTTTATTATTATTATATATAATTTGTATAGCAGTATTATCATATTTATTTGTAGGTTCAGGTTTCATAGTTATTTCACTATTAAAATTTATATCTTTTAAATTATCTTGATAAAAACTTATACCTGCTATAAGAAATGATTCATCCGGAAATTTTATTTTGTTACCATAATATTGAGCATTATAATGGCCATAGTTAGACATTTATATATAATTCAAAATTTATCTTTAAATCTTTAAACTTTTTATAAAATAAATATTATTAAGAATAATTTTTATTTTTATTTTCTATAAATAAAATATTATGAAAAATTTTATTTTTATTTCATTCTTTGAGAATATTTCTATTGGCGATACCCAAAAGGTTGGAGGTAAGAATTCTTCCCTTGGAGAAATGTATAATAATTTGGGTGTAGAAAATATTAGAGTTCCAAATGGGTTTGCTCTAACTTGTGAGGCATACAGACATTTTATTACATATAATAATTTAGAACCTAAAATTAAAAAACATTTAGATAAATTAAAAAGCAATGAAGAAATAAAACAGAGTGATGGAGAAACAAAAAATAGTAATGAAATTATAAAGAAAGTAGGTGAAGATATAAGAAATTTAATCAAAGAAGCAGAATTTCCAAAAGAACTTATAAATGAAATAACTGAAAGTTATAAATTATTATCAAACCAATATGATACAAATAATTTAGACGTTGCAATAAGATCTTCTGCTAATGCCGAAGATTTGCCCGATGCCTCATTTGCAGGTCAACAAGAAACATACCTAAATGTAAAAGGTTTAGATAATGTTTTAGTGTCTATTAAGAATTGTTATGCTTCTCTTTTTACTAATAGAGTTATATCATATCGTATAAGTAAACAGTTTGACCATACCAAAGTATATATGTCTGTAGGTGTTCAAAAAATGGTTAGGTCTGATTTAGGTTCCGCAGGTGTTGCTTTTTCTCTTGATACTGAATCGGGAAATAAAAATATTATTTTAATTAATAGTTCTTATGGTTTAGGTGAAATGGTAGTTAGTGGACAAATTAAACCAGACGAATTTATTGTCCATAAGGATAGATTGACGAACGGATATAACGCTATCATAGATAAAAAGTTAGGTAATAAAAATGAACAATTGATTTATAGTAAAAGAGGAAATCAAAGATTAGAAAAAAAAATAGTAAGTATAGAAAATCAGGCATTATTTTCTCTAACAGATAAACAAATTTTAGAATTATCACAATATGTTTTAACTATTGAAAATTATTATACTAAAATGAAAGGTAAAGATTGTCAGGTTGATGTCGAATGGGCTTTAGACGGTAATGATAATAAATTATATATAGTACAAGCAAGAAGTGAAACTATTCATTCCGCCAAGAAAAATTTAGATTATATTGAAAAATATAGTCTTAAAGAAACAAATAATAAAAAGCTTATAGCCCAAGGTGTATCAGTAGGAACTAAAATAAGTAATGGTAGAAGTAATATTTTACACGATATTGATATTAGTATAGAACAAAACCTCTTTAAAGAAGGTGATATATTAGTTACTGATATGACTGACCCTGATTGGGAACCTCTTATGAAAATGTCTTCGGGAATTATAACAAATAGAGGTGGTAGAACTTGTCACGCTGCTATTATTGCGAGAGAAATGGGTATTCCTGCGATAGTAGGGACAATAAATGGAACTGAATTGATAGGAAATGATAAAGATATTACTTTATCGTGCGGAGAAGGGGAAAATGGTTATGTTTATGAAGGATTATTGGATTATGAAGTTAAAAAAACTAAAATAACGTTGAATGATAATAAATTGGAAACAAAATTAATGATGAATATAGGTAATCCTGAAAATTGTTTTCAATCTTCAATGATACCCAATGAAGGAGTTGGTTTAGTAAGAATGGAATTTATTATAAATAATTATATTAAAGTTCATCCTAAAGCACTTTTGGATTATTCAAATAATCCAGATTTTGGTTTACAAAATCCTATTATTTACAATAAAATACAGAAACTTATATTTAATAAAAATTGTAAAGGAGAACAATATTTTATAGATAAATTATCTAATGGTATTGGAAGAATTGCTGGTGCTTTTTACCCTAAAGATGTAACAGTTAGATTTTCGGATTTTAAAAGTAATGAATATAGGAATTTATTAGGGGGCGAATTATATGAACCAATAGAAGAAAATCCTATGATTGGTTGGAGAGGTGCTTCTAGGTATTATTCAAAAGATTATAAAGACGCATTTCGGTTAGAATGTATTGCTTTGAAAAAAGTAAGGGAAGAAATGGGATTTGATAATGTAATATTAATGATACCATTTTGTAGAACTGAAGAAGAATGTATTAAAGTTTTAGAAACAATGAAAGAATTTGGTTTAGAAAAAGGTATAAATGGTCTAAAAGTATATCTTATGTGTGAAATTCCTTCTAATATTATTTTAGCAGAGGATTTTTTAAAGCATGTTGATGGTTATTCTATAGGAACGAATGATTTAACACAATTAACATTAGGATTAGATAGAGATTCTGGATTAGTATCGCATATTTATAATGAAAGAAATATGGCTGTTAAAAAAATGATAGAAATGGTAATCAAAAGTTGTAAGAAAATGGGGAAGAAAATAGGTGTATGTGGTCAAGCACCTAGCGATTTTCCAGAATTCGCACAATTTTTAGTAGAAAATAAAGTAGATAGTATGTCTTTAATTCCAGATAGTATTACTCCTCTTAGAGAATTTTTACTTAGTAATATATATTAAATTGTTGCTGTTTTTTAAATATACCTAAGTTTTTATTAAATATACCTAAGTTTTTATTAAATATACCTAAGTTTTTTATATATCATTCCATGAGCTATTAACCAACCAAGAATAGTAAATACTGTATCTCCTATACTATTTAATAAACTATCCCCTTTATATATGGGTGTTTCAACTTTAAAACCTATATGTTTTGTTATACTATTAAGATAAAACATAAATTTATATTCTACTTTTCTTATTATAGAACCTAATTGCGGAATACGTACTAAAACATTTTCACCTATTTCAAAACAAGTATGTATTAAAAACCAATATACTAAAGGTATCCCTAAATATCCGACAATTATTCCAAATATAAAATGGTATATAGTAAAATATGAAAAAAAATCTTGTTCATCTCTACATTGAAATATTATCATTATATATTACTCAGATTTTCCAAAATAATAATAGTAAACAATAATTAAATTATATACTACAAATACTAAACAAGCAAATGTCATACCGTAATTTTCTGTTAAAATACCTATAATTACATATACAAAATTTAAGAAAGTCATTAATGAAATAAATTTCATAGAGAAAGATTTTACTTTTTGGGTTTTCATTGTTCTATATAATTGAAAAACAACAGAAGTAAAATTTGCGACTGCTGATATTATTCCCCACTTACTTACATTTAGACTTAATATTTTTCTTTGTTTATCTTCTAATTCATTAGATATTTCTTTATTGTTTTGTGTTTCATTATCTACTTGATTATTTGTTTGATTATTATCTATTTGATTATTATCTAATTGATTATTTACTAGGTTATTTATTTCATTAATAGGTTGGTCACTTAAACTATTATTTTGTGTATTATCTATATTCATATTATTATTTATTTGATTATTATCTGTATTATCCATTAATATTAAAAAAGATAATAATAATTATATTTTATAATTATAATGAGTAATTACGATAAATTTAAGAAAAAAATTATGATTGATAAAAATATAGATTTAAGTATAATTGGATTAGGTAATTTGTCTATAATAGAAACTGTTGCTTTCTTTACTAATTGTTTAGTATTCCCCGCTGTCTTTTTCCAGGCAAGAAAGACAATAATAACACAAGAAGCACACGATATAGATTTTTGGTTTAATGGATTACAATTATTAGGGGGTACACCCGAAGGGTTAGTAGGATATTTTATAGGAAATTTAATTAATAGTACTCAAATGATGGCTATAGGTATTTATGCTGTTTTATTTAGATCACTAATGTCATTTTTTATATTATTTGGTAAAAGAGGATTAATTAAAGACTTATTTACTAAGAAAAAATAATTTTTCATTATTTTTCTTATTAAATTATTTTTTAACACTAATATTATCTGTTATTTTATATATTTTATAAATATCTTTTAAAACATTCAAAGGAGCATTAGTATTCTTACTAATTAATTCTAATTTTACTAATTTATTTATTAATTGGTTTTGACTTAACTTATCAATATCTTTGTCTAACTTATTACTATTTTTTTTGATTGCTTTTTGAATTACTTTAGTAAATGGATTTACTAAAGAATGGTCGCTTGATATAATATTTTTTTTTTGTAATGTTTTTTTCTTTAAAGGTTTTTTCTGTAATGATTTTTTATTTGATTTTTTAGTAGATTTTTTTAATTTAGGAGCAACTATACCCGATGATATTGTTTTTTTTTTCTTACTGTGTTTTTTGAAAAAATTATTCAAATCTTTTTTAGTCGCGGGTTTTAAATTAGTTATCGATTTAGGTAATTTAGGTTTATTATTTTTTACTTTTTCTACCTTTTTTTTTTCTACATTTTTATTATTAGTAAAAGTAAACGGTGATATATTAGTTCCTTCTTGTTTTTTAGGTTTTTCCATTACCATTGTAGGTTTTTCCATTACCATTGTAGGTTTTTCCATTACCATTGTAGGTTTTTCTTCTATATTTCTTTTTTTAGTAAAATTTCTTTTAGAAAGTAATTTCTCTATTTCTTCGTTTTTACTTAGTATTTTATTCAAATCTTGTTTTTGTTTTTTAGTTTCAGTAGGGTTTTGTTTTCTAATAATATTTTTAAGATAATCGAAATCTTGATTACGTTGTTTTTTTTTAGTTTTTTTCTGTGGAACATTTCCTATAGTAACTACTTTAATATTACTCATAGTATAAATATTAAATATAAAATAATTTTATAAATATAATGAATAGAATTATTAAAAGTTTAGTAAGTAATAGAAATTTATTAGAAAATAAAAGTATTTTAAGTTCTTATAATTCAATAGATTGGAAACAATATATTTCTTTTGATAAACAAGATTATAAGAAAAACTTAGTATATAGAGATAATAATTTTGAAATGTTTGTTGTTTGTTGGTTACCTAATCAGGAAACTAAAATACATAATCATCCCGTTGGAGGTTGTTTATTAAAAATATTAGCAGGAAATATGATAGAAGAATTATATGATAAAAATTTTGTTTTACAAGAAAAAAATAATTTAGTAATGAGTGATGTTAGATATATAGATGATTCTATAAGTATTCATAAAATTAAAAATAAAGAAGAGAATACAATATCATTACATATATATTCCCCTCCTAATTTTATACCTAGTTTACTCAAATAACAAATTTTTTCTTTAATTATTTAAGAATTAAAATATTTTACTTTAATAATGTCTTCTAATATAAAATGTTTTAATTGTAAAAAAGAATTTATAACAGAAGAATTTGGAAAACACGAATTAGAATGTATGTCTCATTTTTATCAAAATGAAATGGAAAATTTAATACCATGTGACATATGTAATGCTTTAATTTCATTTGAGAAATATGAAAAACATATTAATTTTTGCGGTTTACGACAAAATATATACTTTCCTATTGAAACGTCACATATAAATACTTCAAGTACAATAAATACAGAAGAAACAGAAAATACATTAGAAATAGTAAATACAGAAGACGAAATGCCACCAATAATAGAACTTCCTACTAATTTACCAAGCGATTTAGTGACTAATATAAATCTATTAATGAATAGTCAAAACGCATTATTAAATTTTATTAGTAATATAGAACCATCCACTCAATCTGTAGATACATATGAAGAATTAACTTTATTAGATAGTAATAATATAAAAAAAGGATTAAAAGTTGAGGATATTTCAAAGGAAGTTTTTTATGAAGATTTTAATTGTCCTTTATGTTTCGAAGATTTTAAAAAGGAAGATATAATATTACAATTTAAGTGTAAGCATGAATTATGTTTAGATTGTAGTGAGGAATGGTTTTCTGAGAATAATAAGTGTCCTATATGTATGACTGAGTTATAAAAGTGTAATAGTGATAATTAAAATTTTTTTTTTTATTAAAATATTATTTTTTTTATATATAATACATATATGAATAAAAATACAAATATAAGAAATATTGAGGAAATAGACAAAATTATGACAGAAAGAAGAACCAAATTCAATAATGCGACTAGAAAAATTACCGAAGGTAGTAATTTATTTGGTAATCAAGAACCACCTAAATCTATGGAAGAAGAAGAAAATGAATTTATGAATAATTTTAATGAAAATTATTATTTAGAGAATAACAAAAAAAATAATAGTGATATTGATACAAATTTACGAAATTTTTTAGCAGAAGATACTAATAAAAAAAATCCAAATTTAAAAAATAAATCTTTAGAATTAGAATCTTTAATTGTTGATAGTCTCACAAGAAATAATTTTAATAAAGCAAATTCTATTTTTGGAACTTTAGAAAGAATGTATGATAAATTTGATGATGAAGATATTAGAGATACATATTTTCGTGTTTTAAATGCCATGCCAAAGAAAGCTACACAAAATCAAGAAATATATTCTTATAGACAAGATAAAAATAATTTTAAAGATATATTAGACGAAATGCACAAAAAAGAAAATATTAAAGCATTTAATGAAAATAATCAATGTATAAGTTCTCTGGGATTAATGTGGGAAGAATGTGATAGAAATATTTGTAGTGATAGGTGTAAAGATAGAATTATGAGAGCCAAGGAAATTTCAGAAAATGAAGAATGTTCCAGGTTAGTTACTGGAGTAAAGAAGGATAATAATAACAAAGATGTAAATATTCGTATGACTGACGATATTAAAGATATAATAATAGAGAGATTAAGATATTGTAAGAAGGTAGCACAATTACAAAAAGGAAATTTTGACGTAGTATCATACACAGACCAAACAGAATTAAAACAAAAAATGATTGAGGAAATATTTAAACTTTCTAGAATGGCCAACGTTCATTATTCTAGTTGTGCAACTGATGCCGCGGATTTCTTAGAGACCGACGATAAATATAAGGAAATTCTCAATCTTCTTAAAACTATAGATTTATCTAAATTAGATTTAGAAAAATTACAAGGTATTCGAAATGACTTAACTAAATTACCAAATTGCTCTCATTTAGCATATCAAGAATATGAAAAAAAAAGAGATAAAAATGTAAAGAATGGTATTAGAGTAGGAAAATATGTTATTCCAAAAAATACTGATTATTATAGTCAATTAAAAGGAAAGGATAAACCTATTATTTATAGAGATTTAGTCACGGATAAACAATATCTTTATGACTCTTTTTCTAAAACATTAACTAGTTTAGATTATCCTACTAATAAAGAAAAGGTTGTAGAAATGAAAAATGATGGAGAAGTAGTCAAACTTATCAGTAAAAATAATTCAGATTCTCCGTCGGGTAGTAATATGTTAAACAAATATTTACTCAAAGAAGATAAAAATAATAAAAATAATATCTCTCCTTCGCCATCACATTCCAATATTATAACACATGCACAACTTAATACTATGGCTTTGGATATGTATAATAATAACAAAAGAAATAATGTAAATAAAGAAAATAATAATGTAAATAATGTAAATAATGTAAATAATGTAAATAATGTAAATAAAGAAAATAATAATGAAAATAAAGAAAATAATAATGTAAATAATAGAAGTTTAGTATTTGGTTTAAAGGGTTCTAATATTATGGAATATGTTGTTTTAGTGTTAATAATTATTATAGTAGTTTATTTGGCAGCAATGTTATTTAATAAAATGCACAATTAAGTTTATTAAAAAAAAAAATTTTTTAAATTAAAAGATTATTAATATATTAATAATATAATATACTAATATGAGTCAATATCTAAGTAACTTTTATTGCGGCAATAAGAAAAATTTGTGTAATTTTCATAAACCAATAGAATACAATAAAATGCTAAATAGACAATTCGATATGGGTCAATACGATATAGTTAATAATTGTAAAGGATATGGTAAAACCAAAGGTTATTGTTGTAATCCTTTACAAGAAGGTATACATAAACCGATGGATAAAAAATATATGGAACATTTAAATAAAGAATTTGGGCATACTATATTTCATAAAAATGATAATGGTAATATAGAAGACAGTGTTCCCTTGGTAAAAATTGTTAAGAATAGTTCTGGAGAAATTAAAGCAATAGACGTTTGTCAATGTGGAGGAGAAGAAGAAGATTATAAAAAATGTGTTAAGGAAAATTGTAAAGATTATAAAATACCAAGTAGATATGAATATTGTAAAATGGGTAATAGTGATAATACATTTAGGTGTTTTACAGATGTAAAAGAAAATGAAAGTTATTATTTTAGTCCTTCTGAAACTTTAGGGGATTTTCCAACCCCAACAGAGTTATCTCCCACCCCTACTATAGATAAGAAAGATAATGAACCTTCTAATAAAGGTTTTGGGAGGTGTAAATTATCACCATTAGAAAAAGGAGGAGATGATGTTATGTCTACAAATTTTAGAATTAATAAAGTTTATCCAGATTGTTATTTAAATTTATGTAGTAAAACACCAGGAAGTCAAAATTTAGAGAATGTAGCTCCTAATAATTATAATCATAGAGTTCATAATTTACACAATAATGAAAGTATGGGATTTATGGAAATAAATAATGGAAAGAGAAATGAGAAAAAATCTATTGCTGATTTTTTAATAAAAAAATAGATAAATAGATAATATTAACTAAATATTTTTATAAAAAATATACTATTAATATATATTAATAATATGTTTAATAGTATACCACATTCAATAATACAAAAAAATACTTGTCAACACAAAGAACAAAAATGTAATCATCTTAACCCTTACAATAATTTAGAGTTATATGGTTCTAAATTAACAGATAAAGAAAAGAAAAATAATTTAAAAAGATATAATACTGCTTGTCAAAATAGAAAAGGAGAATTAAAAGTATGTTGCGATAAAAATGACTCCCGATTAGAGGACGTATTGGCAAAAATGAAATATAAAAGACCATTAGGAAAATCTGTTTATGATAAATTTGGTAATTTAGAGTCTATAGACTTTTGTTTAGAAAGTGATCCCGAAAAGTGCGATACCAAATATAAAAAACTTAGTGCTTATGAAATATGTAAAATACCTAAAAAAAATAATGATTTAGTAAAAGGTAAATTAACTAATTTTAAACAAGATTGTTACCAAGCTAAATGTAATCCACAAGAGAAAACTATGAATATAAGTGGTATTGTAGAAGAGAATTACACATATGAATTTGATAAAGATGTAGCGGAATCAATTAAACATAACAAACTTATAAACGTCCAGAAATTTATTCAACAAGATAGAACTTTACTTAAAAGACCTTTAACGCATAGTAATGAAGGAAATACAATTTATCACGAAGCACTAAAATATAATGCGAAGCATGTATTAGTATATTTATTTAGTAATATAACCCAAGATATTATAAATAAATTGAATAGTAGAGGTAATACCATATTACATATGGTTATGGAACAAGATAATAAAAATACATTAATGATGGCTTTAAAAATGGGGTGTGATGTTAATGCTAAAAATAATAAAAATGAAACCCCCCTTTTTAACGCTATTAAAGCAGGATTATATGACAATGTTAGACTTATATTAAATTATAGTGCGAATTTATATGTTGTAAATAAGGAAGGAGATACACCATTACTACTAGCAGTTAATACTCCTAAAAAAAATTTAAAAATTATAAGATTATTAGTTGATAATGGAGCAAATATAAAAGACGAGAATGAAGAAAAAAATTATGACGTCATAAGTTTATTAAATGATAAAAAGAATAGAACAGTAGAAGAAGAAGAAATATTAACATATTTTAATCATAAATTTGTAGAAGATATGGATATTATAGAAGGAACCGAATTGGATACTGAAAAAACTAGAGATTTGGAAGGTTATTTATACGAAGTAGAAAATAAAGATAAATATGAGAAAATGTATGATTTTAATATAACAGTGGAATTTGAAGAAAAAAACTTAAATTTCCCTAAAGAATTACATTACCCAAAAGATTTAAAAGAAAATAAAATGAAACCATTTGATTTAGGTGATAAAAATTATAGTCACGAACCATATTATAATAAATTTAAAAATTTACAAAAAGATAAAATCAAACAATTAAGACAAACTATACAATTAACTAAATGGGATAATAACTTAGAAAAAGAACAAAAATTACAAATTATTGATGAAATTATGAGCGGAGAACTTTCATTAGATAATTATAGAAAAAAAGTTATGGTTAATAATAAAATTACCAAAGAACAAGAATTTTTATTAGATAATATATCTGAAGATGATATTTATGATTATGAAAGTCCTATGTATTCACCCAGTTTAGAAGAAGAAGTTGTTTTAACTACCGAGAAAAATAATAATAATAAAGAAATTCCAATTGATATAACAACCACTAAAATTATGGACCACCCAAAAGCATTACCACCTACTTATATTGAGATAGTAGAAGAAGATGAAGAAGATGACTTTTATGATAAGAATTCATACATTATTTTAGTTGTATTAATACTTATCTCAATAGGAGTAATATACCTTATTTACAGAGTTACACAACAGAAAAAATTAGATTTTTTTAATTAAATTATTAATTGATAAGTATCAATAACAAAGTTATGTGTATAAATAACAAAGTTATGTGTATAAATAACAAAGTTGTGTGTGTATCAATAACAAAGTTATGTGTGTATCAATAACAAAGTTATGTGTATAAATAACAAAGTTATGTGTACAAAGAATATTTATAAGTATTATCCTCGCCATCCTCATTTCTCTTTTTGAAGTTTTCGTCTTTTAATAGTAATTTAAACGCATTTTGTATATCTTCAAAATTTATAAATTTTTTAAGATTTTTGTAATTTTTTTCTATTGTTGCTTTTCTACATAAATTAAAATACCTTAATGAATGTGTAAATTTACACTTAGTAAAAAGATTTAGCATATCCCCTCCATTAAATGGAAAATATGTTTCATTTTCTATAAAAAATGTATCTGGTATTTCTTCTTTATTTTCTATCTTCCACCCCCCACCTTCAATAATCTTAAATAAAATTAATTTTAATTCCTCCGGTTTATATTTATGTATCGAAAATCTATATGTAAATCTCCTTTCCAACCCCTTATTATGTGCGAATAAGCATTCCTCTAATGATTCTTTATATCCCATCATAAAAACAATAGTTTCCGGTGATTCTGATAAAAAAGCAGTGAGAGTATCTATACATTCTTTCGCATATGAGTCGCGCCCTTCTTTATTTCCAAGAGAATATGCCTCATCAATAACTAAAACACCTCCTTTACATTCATTTAAAACTTTTTGTGTTTTAATCGCTGTTTGACCTAAATAACCTCCAATTAAATCACTTCTTTTTACAAATTTTACTTTTTTATTTTTACAATATCCCATTTTATGATATATTTGTGCTAAAATTTTTGCCAATTCTGTTTTACCTACTCCTGGTTCTCCATCTATAATTGTATGAAGCATATCTTTACTTTTATCGAATTCCTGAAGTTGATATAATAATAATTCGAAAACATCCTTTTTAATTTCATTCATACCTATCATTTTAGTTAGGTTCTCTAAAGGTTCCACTAACTTAGATACTGTTTTGACATTAATATTATATTTTTTAAAACCTAAATCATATTTTCCATTAAAATAATTTTTACCAATTCTAATAAAATCTTCTATATTTTCTAATTTTTCATCTAAATATAAAGTTTCAAATTCTTCATCACTAAAAACTTCTTCCTCCGAACTTGATACTTCAACCGGATTATCTTCATCACAACAACCTCCTCCACCATGATCATTATATACATTTCTATTTTTATTCATTTCTATAATTTCAAAAAATATTGGAATATGACGAGGTTTTTTTATAGGAGGTGAAGGTATATCTTCTTCGTCTTCTGTTTTTCTTTTATCATTTTTTTTATTATTATTTTCTTCTTCTTTCTTAGTCATACACTTAATATTTTAATATATTTTTAAATTCAAAATATAAAATATTTATTTTTTATTAGTCTAATAAAATCAAATATATAATAAAAAAATTATTTAAGAACATTATTTATATAATTTATAGTGATAACACTCTTTCAAAAAAAAAATTGATAAATGTCAAATCAAACTCAAGAATTATTTATAATGGAAAATCAAAAGAAAAAAATTCCTATTAAAAGAAAAGTAAATTTAGAGAATGATACTTGGGAGGTTATAAAATCGTATTTTAGTCAGAATGACGGAAAAGAGTTAATTCGCCATCAGTTAGAATCATATAATGCGTTTATGAAACAAAATATTCCTAATATAATTATGCAGTCAAATCCGTTGGTTGTATATCATGAATTTCACGAAGAGTATAATAAATATAAGTATGAAATTCAAATTCGTTTTAAGGAACCGTATTTTACGGAATCAATTGTAACCGAAAATGACGGTAGTAGTTTTAGGATGACTCCTAATATTGCGAGATTGCGAAATTTTACTTATTCTGCTCCTTTACATATTGACGTAGAGGTAAAGTATATTGAGAAATATGGGGATAGTTTTGAGAAAACGAATGAGAAAGTTAATCTTTTACGGAATATTACTATTGGTAAGATTCCTATAATGTTAGGTTCAGATTTCTGTATTCTCAATAACAAGGATAATATTTCAAGAAAAGAACATGGAGAATGTGTATACGACCCCGGAGGTTATTTTATAGTAAATGGAAATGAAAAAGCAGTAGTTCCACAGGAAAAGATTGCGGATAATAAGTTATATATTTTCAGGGTAAACAAGACTAATAACAAGACAATATGTGTAGCGGAGATTAAGTCTATGAATGAGAAGAACTTTTCGGTACCAAAGAACTTTAGTGTTCGTTTGGTAAAGAAAGGTAATTCTTTAGTCATAAGAGCACTTATTCCAAATATTCGACATGAAATACCTGTCTTTATATTATTTAAAGCTTTAGGTGTGGAAGGTGATAAGAATATTTTAAAGTATATAATTCATAATTTAGAACCTAAGAATAATAGATTAATTTATTTGATTAGGGATTCTATTATAGAAGCAGAAGAATACAAATCACAATCGGATGCGTTTGAATATTTAATGAAGTTTATTATATCTTATGGTCAACCCAAAGATATTAAATTAGACAATATTCGCAAGAAAGGATATATTAAAGATATTTTAGATAAGGATTTATTACCGCATGTAGGAAAGGATAGAGTGAGTAAATTATTCTATTTAGGTTATATGATAATTAATATGTTAAAATGTTATTGTGGTATAAGAGATTTTGATGATAGGGATAGTTATACTAATAAGAGAATTGAATTAACTGGTATTTTACTAAGTAATTTATTTAGACAGTATTGGTCTAAAGGAGTTAAGGATTGTAGGAATGGTATAATGAAGGAATTGAATAGTTGTCATAATAAGTTAAACATTATGAATGTGGTTAATGAGACTAACATTTATAAATTATTAAAATCGACAACTTTAGAAACGGGAATAAAATATGCCCTAGCAACTGGTAATTGGGGTATTAAAACTTCAAGTAATAAGGTAGGTATAGCGCAGGTTTTAAGTAGATTAAATTATTCCGCAACTTTATCTCATTTACGAAGAGTTGCGACACCAAATGAGAAAACCGGTAAATTGATTGCTCCTAGAAAATTACATAATACTCAATGGGGTATAGTATGCCCGGCAGAAACTCCCGAAGGAGCTTCGGTTGGCGTGGTGAAGAACCTAGCAATTACAACTTTAGTAACAAATACTGTGAATTCTAAACCTATTTATGATAGAATTATAGGATATGAAGTTATTCCTTTATCTGAAATAGGAGATGAAGAGGATAAAATGGTAAGATTTGACGATATAGAGAAGTATGGGAAAATCTTTATAAATGGTAATTGGATTGGTATTCATTTGAATATCAAGGAAATTTTAGATAAGTTGAAAATATTAAGAAGATTGGCAATTATAAATATATATACTTCATTATCTTGGTATATTACAACCAATGAGTTGTTTATTTATACAGATGGGGGTAGATGTATTAGACCTTTATATATAGTGGATAATAATGAAACTAATAAAGGAGTAGTAAATAAATTGCGAATTCAAAAACGTGATATTGAAAATTTAAAGAATGGGAAATTTGGTTGGAATAATTTATTATTGAAAAGTTTAAATGATATTAATACTTTAGATTCAAAATCAAGTGGTATTAGAAAGATAGAAGAAGGTGTTATAGAGTATATAGATGTTGAAGAATCTTATAGTTGTTTAGTTGCTATGAGTCAGAAAGATTTAGCAAAGAAGCAATCATATACACATTGTGAAATACACCCTTCAACTATTTTGGGTGTTCTTGCTTCTTCTATTCCATTCCCCGATCATAATCAATCTCCGCGAAATACATATCAATCTGCTATGGGTAAACAGGCAATGGGAGTATATTGTTCTAACTTTAGGTTAAGAATGGATACATTAGGACATGTCTTAAGTTATCCAAACCGGCCATTAGTTGGAACTAATAATAGCAAGTTAATTAAAATGGATGAATTACCGAATGGTATGAATGCGATTGTTGCGATTGCGACTTATTCTGGATATAATCAAGAAGATTCTGTTATTATGAATAAATCAGCGATAGACCGAGGATTATTTAGGTCAACATTTTATAGGTCATATCGAGATGAAGAAAAGAAAAATCAATCTTCAGGAAAGGAAGAGAAATTTACAATGCCAGATACAAAATATACAAAGAATATTAAACCTTGTAATTATGATAAACTAACTAACGAAGGTTTTGTTCCTGAAAATACTTATGTAGACGGGGACGATATTATCATTGGTAAAGTATATCCTATTAAAGAAAACAAGAGTAATGGTTATATTTATAGGGATAGTAGTACTGCTTTAAGGGCAAATGAGAGTGGATTTATCGATAAAACATATATTAATTGGAATCACGAAGGACACCGATTTTGTAAGATAAGGGTTCGTTCTGAAAGAATTCCAACAGTAGGAGATAAATTCTCTTCACGACACGGACAAAAAGGGACTGTAGGAATGGTTTATAGACAAGAAGATATGCCATATACGAAGGACGGAATTGTTCCTGATATAATTTTAAATCCTCACGCTATTCCGTCTAGAATGACTATCGCACAATTAGTTGAGAATGTATTAGGAAAAGCATGCGTCCATTTAGGTGGACACGGAAACGGAACACCGTTTGTGGAATGTAATTTAGAGAATATACAGAATGTATTGGAAGAATATAATTATGAGAAATATGGTAATGAAGTATTATATAATGGAAGAACCGGAAAACAGATGAAGGTTTCTATCTTCATTGGACCTACATTTTATCAGAGATTAAAGCATTTAGTGGATGATAAAATACATAGTAGAAGTCATGGACCTATCGTTCAATTAACGCGACAACCTTCAGAAGGAAGGGCACGCGACGGAGGATTGCGATTTGGTGAGATGGAACGTGATTGTATGATTTCACATGGAACAACGCAATTCTTGAAAGAAAGAATGTTGGATGTTTCAGATAATTACAGATTATATATTTGTAATGATTGTGGTATTAAGGCAGTTGTAAATCCTGATAGGGATATATATTATTGTAAGAATTGTAATAATCAGTCTTCGTTTTCGGAGGTGAGAGTACCATATTCTTGTAAGTTATTAATGCAGGAGTTAGAGGCAATGTCTATTTCTCCTAAGATTTTTACATAATTTATAATTGTTAAATTTTTATAAAAGATAATATATTTTTTATTTATACTATAAAAAATTGAATATTAAAAAACTATAATATTCAAATAAAAGAAATTTAAAATGTCTGATTTAAAAACATCATCATTATTTATAGCATTTGACCGTTCTGGATCTATGGGAGTTTTCCCTAGAGATACAGTTATCAAAGGTCTTATGGATTTGGTTTGTAAGCAAGAAAATATTGAAAAAATTGTTCTCATTATGTTTTCTACAACATGCGAAGTAGTTCATAATGGAAAAACACTTACTACCAAAATTATCAATAAAAATTTTATAACAAATGGCTGTACCGCAATGAATGACGCTTTTTTGAAAGCACTTTCATATGCGGAAGACGACACAAGTGACAAAAAGATTGTTCTTTTCCTTACAGATGGAGAAGAAAATTCTTCTAAAGCAAATATTACAGAAACAAGAGAAAAAATTGTAGAAGCACAAGAAAAAGGAGTAGTAATGCTCTCTTTGGGTGTTTCTCCAAGTGTTGCTGAAACATACGGTCTTCCTACAGAACAATGTATTGAATTTCAACATTCCGGAGGGGGTATGAGAGAAGTTATGCGTGCTGCTTCAGAGGTAATGCGCAGTCATACCAGCGGAGAAGAAGGTGAAAGATCATTTACTGCTTGTCACAGAGCTATGTCTTCTCAATTGGCAGAGGATATAGAAGACGAAGTTGAAATACGATCTTATACAGGAGGTCCAATTCAAAGAGCGAATGCTTGTGAACCAACAGATTGTATCAACTAAATTTAATAATATTTTAATAAATTGGAAGATAAATAAAAAATATAAATTTTTTTTATTTTTATAAATTATATGCTACCCAAATTAACAAAAAAAAAAAAGAAATTACAAAAAAAAGCAATATGTGTTATACACCAAAATAATAATAATGTTTTTGGAAATATTAAATTTATTCAATTTAATAATAAAGTTAAAATTATGTATGAAATAAACGGACTAAGTGACGGAAAACACGGTTTCCATATACACAATTACGGAGATTTAACAGATGGTTGTAAATCTGCTTGTTCTCACTTTAATCCAGAAAATAAAAATCACGGAGGAAGAAATACAAAAGAAAGACATATAGGAGATTTAGGGAATATTATTTCAAAAAATAATTTATCTAAAGGATTTTTTTATGATAAATATATTTCTCTGGATTATAAACATAAATATTGTATAATAGGACGTTCTATTATTATACACGAAGATGAAGATGACTTAGGAAAAGGATGTAATGAAGAATCAAAAAAAACAGGAAATGCGGGTTCTAGACTTGCGTGCGGAGTTATTGGTATAACTAAGTAATAATTTATAAAAAGATATCTTGTTTTAATCCAACCGTTGTCGCAAATAATAATGAAGTTACAACATATGGATCTAAACTAGAAGAAGGACGCCTATCTTCAAAATATCCTTTATTTTCTTGGTGTGTTTTATTTGGAATTCGAATACTTGTATTTCTACTTCCTACCCCCGAACTAAATTCTGTTAGAGTTGAAGTTTCGTGTTCTCCTGTTAATCTTTCACAATTATCGATACCATAATTTTTTATATGTAAATCGTGGTTTTTTGATAAATTATCAATGGCCCGTTTAATAGTTGAATAACCCCCGTCTTCTCTCATTTCTTTGGTGCTAAAATTAACATGACATCCAGAACCATTCCAATCACCCTTTTTAGGTTTTGCTCTCAAATCCATTATATATCCATCGTGTTCTAAAGTTCTATTACATATATACCTCAATAATATTAAATTATCAGAAGCTTCAATACCAATATCGCATACTTGAAATTCCCATTGCGAAGGAGCAACTTCCGCATTCATTCCCGTAATTGCGATATTAGAATATAATAGATTTTCGAATGTTTCCTCTATTAAATCCTTACCTAAGACATTTCTACCACCCATACCACAATAATAATCTCCCTGTTCTTTACAACCATATTCTTTTCCATATTCATCTAAAAATCCAATTGGAATTAAATCACCATACATATATTTGGAAATGAAAAATTCTTGTTCTAAACCAAACATGGGTTCATATTCTGCATAACTTGTAAATATTTGATTTGCTTTATATCTCATATTATTTTTATGAGGTGTTCCATCAATATTATAAATATCACATAAAACTAAATAACTTTTTTCAGTCCTTCTAAATGGGTCTAAACAAATATTAACAGGATTTAAAATTATTTCACTATTTCCAGTAGTTGCTTGCCCTGTCGATGAACCGTCATAATTCCATTTTGGAATTGTTTCTAAATTTAAATCTTTTAATTTTACAACTTTTGTTTTACTTCTACAATTATTATTAGAGTCTAACCAAATATATTCAAGTATATAATTCATTATAGTAAATAATATTCATATTTTTTTAAATAAAAAAATTTAATTCTATTTGTAATTCTACTTATAACTCTACAACTAGTTATATTTAGCAATATTTATTTCTTCTAGCCAAATAAATGGCTTTCTTATTAATTTTTTTATACATTTCTTCTGATATATGCTTATTCCTTTGAATTGTGCGTTTGTCTGCCAGTTTAAAACTGTCTCTAGAACGCTCAATTTTCCTTGATCTTCTCGAGTCTTCGCGAATTTTTCTCTGTTGTCCGCAAAAATGTGTATTAGATTCTGTATTAATTTTAGATTGCATCTTAAATTTTTAATTTACCTTAATATTTTTATTAAAATCAATTTTTTTAAACTAATTTAAATTATTGAAAAACATATAATTATAAAATGCTGAAACTTCTAACACTATTATCTTTATCTAATACACATTATACTGCTGGTCCAGAATCATTAAATCAGTTCGAACAATTTATAAAAACATATAACAAAAGTTATTTAACGGAAAATAATTATTGGAGTAGATTTTCTATTTTTATGGAAAATAGTAATTATATTCAATATAAAAATAGTCAAAACATCACTTATACGTTAGAAATGAATAAGTTTGGTGATTTAACTTTCAACGAATTTAGTATTCTTCATTTTGGATATAATGGTTTAATTAATCGCACATATGAAAATGAAAATAATTACGCGGTTGATTATTACAAACCTATTAACAGAACTTCCGTGGATTGGCGTTCTGAAGGATTAGTAACAGACGTTAAAGACCAGCAACAATGTGGAAGTTGTTGGGCTTTTAGTGCTGTCGCAACTATGGAAGGGGCACACGCCAAAGAAACCGGAAATTTAACTTCATTAAGTGAACAAGATTTAGTGGATTGTGTTCCCGATTGTAATGCTTGTGACGGAGGGTGGCCATATCTCGCAATTGATTATGTTATTAATGGTAGCACACCTGGACCGGGAAATACAGTAAATGTAAGTGGTATTGATACAGAGGTATCATATAAGTATATTGGGGTAGATGAAACTTGTAATTTTACCAATTCAACTGTTGGTGCGAGATTTACTAATTTAACTAGGATAGACCAAGGTGATACGCGTGGTTTATTAAATGCGGTTTTAAATATTGGACCCATTTCAGTTGCGATTGACGCAGAAGAGGATTTACAGTTTTATTCACACGGTATTTTTACTTCTACCACTTGTTCCACAACTATGTTAGACCACGCAGTTACTATCATAGGATATGGTACTACTTCTAATGGAACTTCATATTATATTATCAAAAATAGTTGGAATACTGACTGGGGACAAGACGGTTATGTTTATTTCAACGCTGATATTCCAAATATGTGTGGAATAGCTCAGGACGCTTGTTATGCTTCATAATTTTTATTTTAATATTTTTTCACTTTAACACTTTTTCGTTTTATATTTTATAATTACTTTACATTTATTTTTATTTATCAGTATATTTTATAGAATGAAATCAACTAAAAAAAAATATACAAAAAAACATTTATTAGGACATAAATCGGTTTTGTCATTAAAAACTATGTATAAAATTCTAAAAGAAGGATATTTAAAACCCGGTTCACAAGTAGGACAAGAAGGTCTATGGGGACAAGAAGAAGTTGGAATGGATTTTTTTTTTTTAATGTTTTTTGATATAGGATATGGGAGATTAATGCAAAAAACATTAAAAAAAGATAAATTATTAAAAACATGTGATAAACCAAATTATTTGTTTAATCCTGAACTATTATTAGATAGAATTACTTATTTAAATATGAATTGGAGAGGTAACAAACATACAAATTCTATTAAAATAAATGGTAAAAAAATAGATAATATAGATAAAAAAGTTAAAGAATTAAGGAAAATAATTACTAGTAACAAAAATTTTATGGTTATGTTTACACACGAATTCTTAATTAAAAAAAAAATTAATCTCAAAAAATATCTAAAAAAAATAGTTATTACTGATTTAGGAAAAAATAAAAAAGAAAAAGAATTTTATAATAAAATAATAGATATATTAAAAAAAAATTATCCTAATACTGAAGTTTATACAAAGACATTTTATGAAAAAAAAGAACATTGTATTACAAGAAAGTTAAAAATATAAAGATAAAAAACAATAAAAATATAAAAAATAATACAAAAAACTTGTTTTAAATTTTTTTTATTTTATTATATTATATAAATGGCAAGTAAAAATTTATTCTCAGATAAAAATATTATCATATTTGTTTTAATTGTAATTGTTATTATAGGTATCGTTCATTTTAATGATAGATCAGTTAACAATAGAAATAATGTAAATAATAATACAAATAATAGAAATAATAATAGAAATAATAATAGAAATAATAATAGAAATAATAATCCCAAAAAAATTCAATATATAAATAAAAGACCTATATATATTAAAAAGGATAATTACAAGGGAAAATTAGAAAAATATTTATTAAAAAAGAAATTAAATAATAAAGAAAATGAATATGAAAATTTAATTGAAAATCAAAAAAATACAATAAATAATTTAAAAAAAAAACAAGAATCGCAACAAAAATTACTTAATAATATTTTAAATGAAAATAATAATAGTAATATTAGCGGTAATGATGTAAATGGAGGCGAAGATAATGGTAATAGCAATGTAAGTGGAAATAATATAGGAGGTGAAAATATGGGAGGTGGAAATATGGTAGGTGAAAATATGGGAGGTGGAAATAATATGGGAGGTGAAAATATGGTAGGTGAAAATATGGGAGGTGGAAATAATATGGGAGGTGGAAATATGGTAGGTGAAAATATGGGAGGTGGAAATATGGTAGGTGGAAATATGGGAGGTGGAAATATGGTAGGTGAAAATATGGGTGGTGGAAATAATAGTGGAAATAATATGGGAGGTGGAAATACAAATGTAAGTGGAAATGTTATAAATATGTTAAACGAAGAAGATAATTTTGAACCTTTTGACGGTAATTATGTTGTCCAAGATTTAATATAAATTTTTACTTTATTTATTCAATGCTTATTTAATTCTTTGCATAAATTGTATATCATAGCGTTAATATGTAAACCTAAATCAAATTTGCTTATTAATTTTAAGATTAAACTTTCATTAATTCTTTTATAAAATACTTTAAACTCATCTTTATTTAAATTTAATGTTTTTATAACAAATGAATTTAAAATATAAAATTTTTGGTAATATTGTTCTAATGTTACTCTATTTTTTATTTTAAAATATATATTTTGATAAAGAATAATATATAAATCATAGAATAATAATATTATATCATATTGGTATGATTCAAACCTATCACATAATTTATCATTTCTAAAACAATTATATCTAAATTCATATACTTTGGAAACTCTTGTATGTTTATAACTTACTAATAAGTTTTCGACATATTTATCTGGTCTAGGCATTACTAATATATCATTAATCTTTATAGTCGCTTTATCTAAATCAGATATTAAAGGAGTAAAATCAGTTATTAAATCTTTTAATAATACATTTTTATTTCTGTCTTTGTCTTTGTCTAATTTTATAAAAACATTTTTAAATTTCATATCTGTATTAATGTAACCTAAATTCTTATTTAAGAATTTAAAACACTCAAAGTAATCTCTAAACATTTTACATAAGAATTTACAAAATTCGTCTAAAACTTTTTGATTATCAATATTTTCTAATAAAAATGGTATATAATTATCCTTAAATACATCATATAAATTAGTATAAAATTTATCTTGCTTTTTGATACCTACCTTTTCACTTATCATAAATGAATTATTTTTATAAATACCGACATTTTTAATCTGTATTAAGTAGTTAGAGTATTTTTTTTTATATACTTGATATTTATTTTTTGATAAAAATATTTTCATATTACTAAATACTGTATTAATGATTAATTCATTAAAAGGAAAATAAACCCTTATACATTTATCTCTAGTATCAACTTTATATTTAATACTTTCGTCTAAATTATAATATTTCAAAATTAAATTATTATTTAAAATACCTACTTGACCTCCTGATTTACCTAATTTATCAGCACCGAAAAACTTAGTATTTTTTTTTAATTCCGGATATTCTTTGACTATCATATTATTTTGAATAAATCCATAAATATATATTAATGTTTCTTCTATATTATCTAATTTAGTTGCTTTATTTACAATAGACGCAAAATTCTTCAAATTATTTTGATTAGATTTTTTTAAAGTTCTATTTTTTTTGCTAACTTTTTTTATTGTCATTTATAATATATATATATATTATATTTCTTCTACTTCGTAAATTTTTTGATAAGAATCCAAAAATCCTGCTCTAAATCCATATCCTTTAACTTTATATGTTTTTCCTTCTCTAAGTTTTGCATAATCATCTCCTCTATTATAATCAAATTTAAACCATAAATTACCTATTTGATATATATTTCCTTCTGTATCTACTACATTATAATTAGAAGATCTGCTTCTATATCTAGTATATTTTTCTTGAACTGTTATAACCTTTTCAAATTTTGTAAATTGATAAACTATTAATGAACGAAATAAACTAAATATAATTATTATAGCAAATACTATAATATAATATTTAACTTTATTATCTGAAATTTTTTTCATTATTCCATTATTGTTATTTTTACCCATCTTTATATAATAATGTAAGATAAAATAATTACAATATTTTTAGAATAAGCAAGGAAAATTTAATAGCAAGTCTCTCAACGAGTACAATATTGAAAGGTGGTATTACTTAAAGGACATAAAGAACAAGAGGACAATTGCTTTAAAAAAAATAGTTATTGAATAATTATTTTGAAAGAAAAAAAAAATTTCATTTTTTAAAAAATCTTACTTTGTTTTTTTAAAAAATCTTACTTTGTTTTTTTTTTAAAATCTTACTTTGTTTTTTTTTAAAATCTTACTTTGTTTTTTTTTTAAAATCTTACTTTGTTTTTTTTTTAAAATCTTACTTTGTTTTTTTTTTAAAATCTTACTTTGTTTTTNCGTTTTATACCCTCTACTGCAAAAGCGCTACCTCCTAAAAGAAGTGATTTAATTATCATTATAATTAAATCTTTTTTTGTTCCAAAATAACCTATAATTATTTGATAAAAACATGTATGTGATTCAATTAACTCACGACCCGCTCTATAATGAATTTTATATTCTATATCAGCAATATTTCTTGATCCTGTCCAATATTCTAATATCTTTTTAACAAAATCTTGTTGGGTGGGATATAAATCATCAAGTTTAGATGTATCAGCGGGTAAAGTTGTTCTAATTATGGCATTAATTTCGTTAATGTCCGTCGCACTTAATTCGCTCTTGAAGTTTAATAATGTATTATTAATTATTTCTTTATGAATCTCACTAAATCCATAACCATAAACTATTTTTGAAATAAGATTATTAATATCTATTTCTGTATTAGGAGAAATTATATTATTAATTATAAAAATATTTATATCTCCCCTTTCTTTTTTTTTTTGTCTAAATAAAAATTGGGAGTTTTTAGTATTATGCCTATCCACAAAATATTTAAATGCTTCTATAATGTCTTGATCTACAATATATGTTTCCGATATAGTAGAAACAAAAAAATCTTCGCTATTATTATTGCTACTTCCTCCACTTTGTCCTCCTAAATCCCTGAATGCTGAAGTAACTCTGCTAATTCCTCTACGTAATCTATTCGCAATTCTACTACTCGGTGTGTGAGAAAAAGGAGGGGAGTATCCTTGTACTTGCTCTATAGTATTGGGATTTATAGGAGTATTTATAATAGTAAAATTATCAACTTCTTCACCTGTAGCCAATTGATCTGCATAGCTAGGTATTGGTAACCACTCTTCCCCTGCCCCTGCCCCTTCCCCTTCCCCTTCCCCTGCCCCTGCCCCTGCCCC